CGGGCAGTCGCTATCCGGCGTTGCCCACCTGAAACAGTCCATTGAGGACATTCTGACCACGCCTGTCGGCAGTCGGCGCATGCGGCCGGAGTACGGCAGCAACCTGCGCCGTTACGTCGACCTGCCGGTTAACGAGGGTTGGAAAAGCGCGGTACAGGCTGAGGTGGCGCGCGCCCTGGGGCGCTGGGAGCCACGCTTTAAGCTTGAGCGCGTGCGCGTGGTGGCGGTGGTCTGCGGACAAATCACGCTGTCGCTGTCGGGTGTTTATCTCGGTGACGGCGTTGTATTGGAGGTGAGTGCATGAGCGCAATCGACCTTTCCCAGCTGCCGGTGCCGCAGGTGCTGGAAGACCTGGATTATGAGGAGCTGTATCAGGCCGACCTGGCGACCTTTCGTGCGCACATGGGTGACAACTGGAACGCACCATTGGAAAGCGACCCGGTCACCAAGCTGCTGGAGGTCGGGGCCTACCGCAAGCTGCTCAACCGCTCGCGCGTCAACGACGCGGCCAAGGCGCTGATGCTGGCTTATGCCAAGGGCGCGGACCTCGACCAGCTGGCGGCCAACGTCAACTTGTCGCGCCTGGTGGTCCAGGCCGAGGACCTGACGGCGGTTCCGCCGCAGGCTGAGGTGTTGGAAGAAGACGACGCCCTGCGCGAGCGGGTGCAGCTGGTCTACGAGGGTCTGACAACGGCCGGCCCTCGTAACAGTTACATCCTGCACGCGCGCAACGCCTCGGGCCTGGTGGCCGATGCCACCGCCGAAAGCCCTTCGCCGGCGGTGGTCGAGGTGACCGTGCTGGCCCTGGAGGGTAACGGCACGGCCTCGGCCGAGCTGCTGGCGACAGTCGAAGCTTACCTGAGCGATGACGATGTGCGGCCGGTGGCTGATCGGGTGATCGTGCAGAGCGCCGAGATTCTGCCGTATCAGATCAACGCCAAGCTGTACATGGCCAGCACAGGCCCGGAGAGCGAGGGCGTACTGGCCCAGTGCGAGGCGCGCCTGTCCGCCTGGATCAACCCCCGGCGCCGGCTGGGGGTAGAGGTGCCCCGGTCGGCGGTTGACGCCCAGTTGCATATCGACGGGGTAAGCCGCGTCGAGCTGACAGGTTGGTCGGATATCAGCCCGACCAAGTCGCAAGCGGCCTGGTGCACAGGGTTTACCGTTGAGCGGGGTGGCTGATGAGCAGTCTGCTACCGCTCAACCGCACGACGCTGGAAGCCGCTATCGAGGCCGCCGGCACCGAAGACTTGGCGACCATGCTGCGCCGTCTCTACAACCCCGACACTTGCCCGGCCGGGCTGCTGTATCTGCTGGCCTGGGCATGGTCGGTTGACCGCTGGGATGACCGATGGTCGGAGGCGGTCAAGCGCTCGGTGATTCGCTCGTCGTTCTACATCCACGCACATAAGGGGACCATCGGCGCGCTGCGCCGCGTGGTCGAGCCGTTCGGTTACCTGATCGAGGTTACCGAGTGGTGGGAGACCGTGCCTGAGGGCGTGCCGGGCACCTTCGCGCTCAAGGTCGGCGTGGCCGATCAGGGCATCAGCGAGGAAACCTACCAGGAACTGACCTGGCTGATTGATGACGCCCGGCCAGTCAGTCGGCACATGACCGGGCTGGCCATCAGCCTGGAAACCACCGGCGCCATATACCTGGCCCCGTCCGTTTATGACGGCGACGAGCTGGATGTGTACCCGCCGCAGTCGGTTGACCTTGAGGTCACCGGCGAGATTGGCCGTGGCGGCCGCGACCACACCATCGACTATCTGGACGTTCACTATGGTTGACCAAACTTCACAGTTTTACGCGATCCTGACCAATATCGGGGCCGCGAAGCAGGCTAACGCGGATGCCCTGGGCGTCCCTTGGACCTTTTCACAAATGGGCGTTGGTGACGGCAACCCGGCCGGCCTGGAGAATCCACCGCTTCCCATGCCGACGGCCTCGCAAACGGCACTGCTCAATGAGTGGCGGCGGGCGCCGCTCAATCAGCTTAAGGTCGATCCCAATAACGCTGCGGTGATTATCGCTGAGCAGATCATTCCGGCCGACGTAGGCGGTAAGTGGATTCGCGAGATTTCCCTGTACGACGCGGACGGCGACCTGGTGGCGGTAGCCAACTGCCCGCCGACCTTCAAGCCGCTGCTGAGTCAGGGCTCGGGGCGCACCCAGGTGGTGCGGGTCAACCTGATCGTCAACAGTTCCAGCAATGTACAGCTCAAGATTGACCCGTCCGTTGTGCTGGCCACCCGCGAATGGGTGACTGAGGAACTGGCCAAGCAGGATTTCAAGCACTCGGTGGTCGCCGCTACCACGGCCGCCATCAACCTGAGCGGCCTGCAGACGGTCGACGGCGTTGTGCTTACTGCTGGGGCGCGGGTGCTGGTGAAGAACCAGGCCGCAGCCAAAGACAACGGTCTTTACGTGGTCGTCGCCGGCGGTGCTTGGACCCGCTGCCCTGATGCGGACACCAGCGCCAAGGTAACGCCGGGCCTGCTGGTGCTGGTGGAGCGCGGGACGGTCAACGGCGACAGCGCTTGGCAGTTGCTGACCAATGCTCCGATCACCTTGGGCGTGACCGAATTGGCGTTCGACATGGCGTTCGGGCGCACAGGCGTGGCCGAGGGCACCTATCGCAGCGTGACCGTGGACAAGTACGGCCGAGTCTTCGCGGCGACCAACCCGACCACAGTGGCGGGCTACGGCCTGACCGATGTGTACACCAGGACGCAGATCGACCAGGCCCTGGCGCTCAAGGCGCCGCTGGATAGTCCGGCATTCACCAATAACCCAACGGCGCCGACACAGCCGGCGGGGAACAACAGTACCCGCCTGGCCAACACCGCGTTTGTGCAGGCAGCGCTCGCGGCACTGGTGGCCTCATCGCCGGCCGCCTTGGACACGCTCAACGAGCTGGCGACGGCGCTGGGCAACGACCCGAACTTCGCCACGACCATGACCAACGCCTTGGCGCTGAAAGCGCCTCTGGCCAGTCCGGTCTTTACCGGCGATCCCCGAGTGCCGACGGCGCCGGCAACCGACAAGGATACGACTGCCGCCAATACTGCATTTGTCTATGCAGCCATGGCGTTGTTCGGCATCGGGGGCGCTGTAATCAGCACCGATGCCAACATGAACAGCTACCTGGTGCCGGGCAACTATCTGACGCCTGCAGCAGGTCTTTCGAACATCCCGCCGGGATGGAATGCCGCACAGCGGCATAGCATCGTGGTGTCGGGTCTTGGGTCAACGGGGCACCTAGTGCAGACCATGGTTTCCGGCCTGGCCACGACTGAGCCAAAAATGGCACTTCGAGTGCTCAACTCGGCACAGAACTGGACTGGATGGATCGAATTTTGGCACAGCGGCAATACGCCCAAACAAACAACCCCCACGGATCAAACTGCCGGCGCCATGCTGACGGTTGGGTCTTTTGGTGCTGGCTTCGGCGTTCTTAGCGACGAAACTGACATGAACAACTACAAGGTGCCGGGTAACTACCTGACGCCTTTGGCGGGTCTGACGAACATTCCTGAGGGGTGGTCTGCAAGCGTTCGCTACAGCGTGGTTGTCGAGGGCTACAGCGCAAACAACTACTTGGTCCAACGCATTACTGGCGGCCTTCCCCAGGGCGGCACCCCGATAGTCGCCATGCGTGTGATGCAAAACCAGAACTCATGGACTGAGTGGTATGTGGTCTCGGCCAGCAACACATTGCCGTTTCGCGGGACGGTGGTTCTCAAGGCGGCCGGGGTCACTGCCTGGCAGGTGCCGCCCTTTGTGAAAAAGGCTTGGGTAACCGTGATTGGCGCCGGTGGGGGCGGAGGCTTCTCGGCGGCTGCCAGCGGCCTCGGCTCGGCTGGTGGTGGCGCTGGTGGCCTGTCACAGCGACTTGTTGACTTGACCGGCGTAACGAGTGTGTCGGTGACGGTGGGAGCTGGCGGGGCAGGTGCCCCGGTGGCCGGCAGCACCGGCAGCACAGGGGGCACTTCGTCCTTTGGGGCGTATCTCTCCGCAACCGGCGGACTGGGTGGCGGTGGTAACAACAGCAATGGCAACGCCCCGGGTAGTGGTGGGCGAGGCAGCGGCGGCGATCACAACACCTCTCTTGGCGCCGGCTCGCCAAACTATGGAGTCTTCGGTGGCGCGGGTGGCGGGCCAGGTCCGCGTTCTACGCAAAGTGGTGTGACTGGTAATAACGCGATCGACGCGGGCGGTGGTGGTTCGGGCGCATACGTCGGCAATGCAGGCGGCAATGGCGCCGATGGCTGCGTGATTATTCAATGGTGATGACGATGTGGGCACGTATACAAGATGGCGTCGTGGAAGAAACGACGGATATTGATCCGGAGGGGCGTTACCACCCCGACCTGAAATGGCGCGCCTGTGCCGTGCCGGTGCAGCCCGGCTGGCTGTACGCCGATGGCGTGTTTGCCGAAAAAGTCGAAAGCGCGGAGGAGCGCCGGGCGGCTGAGCGGCAATGGCGCGATGTCGAGCTGGCTGCGCGGCAATGGCTGCGCGAGCGGCACCGCGACGAGCAAGATCTGGGGCGGCCTACCACGCTCAGCAATGAGCGGTTCGCCGAGCTGCTGGACTACCTGCAGAAGCTGCGCGACTGGCCCCAGGCTGAGGCCTTCCCCGACTCGGCGCAGCGGCCGACACCGCCCAGCTGGATCGACCTGTACACCCAATAACGCCCCGCACTGACGGGGCGTTTTCTTTTCCGCTGTACCACCTGGCCCTGCTTTGCGGGGCCTTTTTACATCT